CAACCCTTGCCTTCTTCTTCTTCTTCTTCTTCTTCTTCTTCGGGCATAACGTCTTCTTCGGGCATAACGTCTTCTTCCGGCATGTCCCCTGCAGCCATCATCGGACGCTTTTTCTTTACTGGAAGCGGGGAGGGGATATCATCCTCTTCGTCCATCATTTCTTCTTCATCACCCATGTCTTCTTCTTCTTCATCCATTGCCTTCATTGACTCGTACGCATTTCCCATCGGACGGCGCTTGCGTCGTGGCATTAGGGTTTCTTCGTCGTCCATTGGGACCATTTTCATCATAACTGGCATTGCTCCGCATTTGCCGCAAACCTTGGCTCCGGGGGTATAGCCACATTCGCTCGCTGGGAGTCCCTTAGCGCACTGCATGAGGTTTCCTTCGCCGTCAATTTTGACGACCGCCTTTTCGTCATAACTCATGTTATTTGGCTCCTTGGGGGAAGATTTTTTGACATTTTTTTATCGTCGTGTCGCACAGCATAGTATTGTTGTATCGATTTGCTTGTAACACTGTGATATTTGTTGAGTCCACTTGTGAATTGTACCCTATTTTAGTGTGCTTTAAGTGAAAATTGTCAGTATTAGTCTGAAATATTAACACGCACGGTGCGCCCGGATGCGTTCTGTCGGTCCTGTGTTCGCGAGTTTACTTCGTCAACATTTTTGTTGATGAAAGTTGCCATCCCGGCATTCGCCAACATGTCAATGAATTTACCAAAGATGGCAACTCGCGAGCCATCGTTTTGCATTTGACGATCAACGACAACCATTAGTGCATCCATGATCTCATCAAGTTCATCTTGATTCAACAAAAGGCGACGAGCATTCGTCATCTTCTCGCTAACCTTAACAACATCTTGACGTTGCATGGTTGCCTGAAGATTCTTCAATGCCCTAGCAGTATCCCGGTCGTTGGCTTTTTCGGCCTCCCGAATTTCCTTTAAAAGAGAATCGTAAATGTTTTTGAATGTTTCAAACTCGGCAGGAACTTCCATACGGCCAGCCTTAGCGCTAGCCAAACCACGTTGCTGGGGACGATCCTCGTCGTCGCTGGCCTCAATATATTCTCTGCCGCGACGTATTGCTGCCTCTGCGGAACGACGATCTTGTTCTGAAAGATTACGCTCAGCCCTTTCCCGACGAGGATTCTGGTAGTTTGGCTTCTTCGCTTTGTTGTTATTGCGGCGACTAGAAGCCAGACCACCGAGGGGACTTCCGCCCCCATCTTCCAAACTACGCTTTTCCTTTGCTAAATACTCTTTTCGCAAATTTATGTAATCAGAAAAAGACGTTTTGCCTGATTTGTTGAGCAAATCCAGAACCAACTTAAAGTTTGTTCTTGCTTCCAAGTCTTTATTGTAGTTGTCATCTAGAATATTATCCAGTTCATCTAAAGCAAAATTTAACTGCTCGGCTATTTCTGGATAGTTCCCTTCTGCCCTTGTAAGCATGGCTATTAAAGAAGCATTGAGCCATCTTCCCGCAGGTATGAATTCTTCATTTTGCTTAACATACTCTTCAACACTCATCGTGATAAGCCCCATCACTGAGCCGTCGTCACCAATATCACTGAGAACAACATTGTCATCATCGTCAAATTCCAGAAAATCGGGATCGTAACTTGCGACGAGTCTTTGAATTTCTGGATCTTTGCGTGAACTGGCCAATCCCCTAATCCGGCTCATGTCACTGTCATTGGACCGTACGGCATCGGTAACATCAGTAATCAATTTCTTATACTCGTTAACTTCTTTACGAGTAAGTTCTTTTTCCAGTTTATTTCGTTGAACAAACTCTTGAAGTATCTGATCACGAACTTTTTCCGTCTGACGCCTCCTACTGGCAAAACCACCAGTACGGTTCAAATCCTCCAACTCGTTTTTATCAATGGCATCTTGCCTATATACGCCACTAGTTGGCCGATCCCTCATGCCTTGCTCGGTCAGTTGTTCACGTTGTGAACGTGTTGGTCCCACTGTTGGAGAGTCATCAGTAGATCCTGTATCACGATTGCGTCGCCGTGAACGCTGTTCTTCAAGATTCCGATCACGCGCCTCTCGCTGAGCGGTAGTTAATGGTTTCCCACGACTCGCAAAACCACTTTCACGACCAGTTGATACCGAAGCAACAGCATCGCCACGCTCAATGAACTGATCATCTTCATATTGACCAAGAAGATCGTCAAGTCTTGATTTGAATGTTTTTGCTGTTCTAACGCTTCGACCATCAGCCTTTGACAATTCCATTGAAGCAATATCTTCAAGATAATTATCTAGCGTATCGCGCATAGCCTCAAGATCTGAAATCGTAAGATCATCAGATTCTTCAATCATATCTATAAGGGAGTCCCACATATCAGCGTGAGTCTGATCGCCACTGTTTTCCAGAACAGCATCGTGTGCCTTCGCACTGGCCCTTGTAATCGTATCCGCCAGAGCAGTTTGTTGAATTTTGCGTTGCGCCTTAGCATCACTCGCCGTTACAGATGCTTCTACTTGTCGTAACTTGCGACGAGTCTTTGAATTTGCTGGAGCCTGCGAAGGGGCAGGTTTAGGTTCAATTGGCTTCGTTTCTGCCATTCTTTCTGCACGACGGGATCGACGCAATTCAAGATTTGAACGCGCTTCCAGTTTTTCTATTTCTGCACTATTTTCCTTAACTAGACGATCCCAGTCAATTTTCCGCAAACCAGATCTATTGGGATGAAGATCACTGAAAAGGTGTTCATCACGTTCTTCTGGCGACATAAGTTTCCAGTTGTTGGGTTCAATGTCAACCCATTTTTTGCCCTTAGAACGTGAATCTTCACTGTAACCAACTGGCCTACCGGGCTTATTCTTTGCAGCACCCGCAATTGCGCCACCAGATGCGGACGGAATACTTCCCCCACCATCACCCGATGAACTTGCAAACCCACGACGGCCACGATTACCATAAGCGTTCTTGTAGTTCTCAAGACGCATCCATTCACCGGTAGTCAACACACCATTGTTGCGTCGATGGTTGTCACGTATTTTTTGAACTGCATTGAAGTTGGGCTGATTTTCTGCCCATTTAATAAGTTCGCCTTGCTCTCTTGGTGTTATGTCAATCGGTGCTCCGTTGTTATCTGGAACGTCTAGTTTGTCTTCCGCCGTAACCATGCCTGTCCTAGCACGATTCTTTGACGGAGAGTTATATTTGCCGTTCTCGTCAACTGCACCCAGTTCAAGAATGCTACGGGCACGTCGCAAGCCGTGTCCATCTGGTTCAATTTGTTCCAGTGAACCAAACCCGTCCATTATTGTTTCATATTCTGCTGCAGATAGTGAAAGTTTTCCATCTTTGGAAGCAGCCAGTTTGTCATCAAACATTTGGAAACTTTGTGTGATGGTACGGTTTCTGGATTGACGTTTCATTGCGTCTTTTAGACCGTTGCGAATTCCGCCAACTTGAGCCTCTGAAAGATCATAATCCATTTTGCCGTTTGGATGTGCGCCGATCCGACTGGCAAGACCGCTAGTTGGCTTAGCATGACGTGCTGCTTCATCAAGATGGATCGCTGCGGCCCATTCATCATCTGCACGCAACTTGTTGCTTACCCGTTCAATGCGCTGAATAGCGTCAATGGCTTCTTTGTCAGAACCACTGAAATCACCTTGCGCCATCCCGTCTGCAAGATCAAAGACATCTGATTCTTCCTGATCAAGACCGCGTGACTTTTCTAAACGATTCCGGTGGTTGCCAAGCCGTTTGGCAAGTGATGGCTGATCACCATTTACCGTGCCATCGGGACGCAGCGTATATTGAGCATTGCGCTTAATATCGTTGAGCGCACGACCGAGGCTAGGGGCGTTTTCTGCCTCATCTGCCATAGAACCGGTAATGCCACCATATGTATAAGTTTTGCCGCCCTTATAGGTGACTGTTAGTTCTTCATTTACGGCATCGTAGCGAACATAGTCGGCGGCACTGCTGTCTATGTCAAATTCGCGTGACTTACCGAGATCCCTGCCGACGGGTGTACTACGACGGGATGCAAGACCTGCATTTTTCTTGGCTTCTTGGCGTCGTTGATCCATGTAGAAGTTTTCTTCAACTTGTGCCCCCCTAGCCTTGTACCATTTTTGGTAAGATTCTGGTTTGTTGCCGTTGCTTTCGGCGCGTGCAACATAATCTTCATATTTGGTACGAAGAAAAAGGTCAAGCGTTGCCTTTTCACGCGCGTTGTCGCCTCGGGATGCAAGACCACGTCCGGGATCCTTGGCAGCATCAGCCATAAGAATACGAGAAATTTGTTTCTTGGAATCACCAGAAATGTCACCGTCTTCACCTGAAGACCTTACCGTAGCAACAACCTTGCCATTATTATCTTCAATTTCAACAGTTATATTATTGTAGCCAGCGCCTTCGCTGTCGCGTGATGGCCTTTCTGTTTCGACGTAATCTTCACTACTATTTATTGAATAGTCAAAGATTGGTCGTTTGCCGTACTTCTTGATCAATTCGTCATATGTCATATCGTTTTGTTCAGCAAGAAATTCACCAAGAGACTGATCAGTCGGATTGTCCATATTGTCATGAATCCACTCACCGACGAACGACAAGTCATTATCAAGTTCTTTATCGCCAGTAGTATTTCCCGAAGTAACTTTTGATGCTTTACCCGAAGCAAGACCAATTTTATCAATGTGGTAATAAGGCATGACGTATTGACCCTGACCATTTGGATCACTATCAAGTATCAGGTAATGATCTTCCTGATTCACAACATACATGCCCTTGAGGTTCTCAATTTTGCGTGTATTTGTTGCTACATCCATAGCGTCACCGGTAAGATCAAAAGGCTTTTTGTTCTTCATGGCATCCTCAAGGATTGGATAAATATCCTTCTTGCGGCGCTCCTCCTCCTTGGCCATGTTCTCAAATATTTTTCTGTCCCTCTGTTCGCGTGCGAGTTCACGTTCACGGCCACCTGCGGGGCCACGCCAAGAACCCGATGGTTTCATCGAAGCCAGACCGCGACCGGTAGACGATGAAGGCTTCACTGAGGAAATATCATCTTCGTGAATTATGTAACGTTTGCCGTCGGAACGGAAATAGTGGAATGAACCCTCATCGCCATATCCGCTCACCACATCGCGCAGTGTTGTTTTAATATTTTTAGTTGTATCGCCATTCTCATCAACTATGTTGAATTTTCCACTGACGGTAATCGGTTTGCCATTATCGCGAGAATCGGTAAGTGCATCGGTCCATCGGGTGCGCCGGTCGGAATATCCGGACATGGACGCCAGACCGCGCTTGCCATCAGATGGAGTCACCCGCTCTTCAACATTGCCAATAATTTCAGACATTACTTCATCAACTGCTACAAAATAATCAGAATCGTCAAGCATCTGCTTCGCTTCGGAACGAGCCTCACCTTTTTCCATCCGATAATTATCAATAAGTGCCTTTATCACTTCATTGATATCGCGACTCATTACCTCGTCAGACGTAAGATTTCCATTTTGTGCCCAAGTACGTAATGACTTCCTTTTATCTTTAAGTTCAAACAAAAGATCTTCTAATTCACCGTCATCAAGATCAGCAATTTCATCTTCAAACTCTTTAACAATTTGATCCATGTAACCGGAGTCATCACTGCGATCAAGTTTCTTCTTCTTTTTCTTTCTTGCATCTTCAATTCGCTGAATGATTGAGTCCAATTGACTGGCGGGAGATCCCCCAGACATGGAAGCAAGACCGCGCTTAGAAGTAGAGCGCCCTGCTTCAAACTCACCGTCACCAAATCCGCGATCAAACTCTTCAGCAAATTTTGCAGGATTTTTTGCTTTGAACAGTTTTGCTGCCTGTTCACCAGTAAAACGCTCACGAAGGTTCCTCAACGCTGTTTCTCGCTGTTTAGCGTCATTCCCACTGCTACCAGTAAATGGTTTTTGCCTTTTGGTAAGTTCATCAATTTCGCGTTGCATTAACCAACCACGACGAGCACCCTGCCAACGGGCATATTGTGATTCATTTTTCGCATCGGGTTCAGCCCCAAATGAATCAATGAAATCATTTAGATCTCTAGGCTTTGGAGTTGACCCTGAAGCAAGGCCAGCAACGGGTTTACCTGTAGAACCGGAAGTTGGTTTACCCTTGGGAACGCGCGGCATATCAGGTCGTTCAAAAGCGGTGGAATCCTGAACAAGCCCATCTTCATCACCATCAATGGCATTTGGATCAAAGCCTTGCGTCGCACTCCTGAGAGCACCCCTACCTCCACGACCAATTCTTTGCCCTAGGGCCTTCATTGCCATGTTGATAGCATCATTAAATTCTTGAGAATCATGAGCAAATACAGCAATACCATTTTCTGTTGCTTTAGCAATAGCGCCATGATATTCAAAAATTGGATCCAAGGCAGATTTCACTGAATAAGCATCTTTGATCGAACACTTAATAAGCATTTCTTTTCGCACCACTGGCCGTGGAGTCATCTCATCAATAAGATCAACGATGGAACGCAACTTCTCAATTGTCTCAACGCTAGGAATGGCAGACTTCTTCAATTCCTCATCAAGTAGATGATCAAGCGTCTCAATGGATGAATCGAACAGTGACTTTCGATCATCTTCATACATATCAAAATCTTCATAATTATTCTTCCCGATTACCTGAAGAACATCATCCATGCCCGGCTCACTGGGAACGGAAGGGAACATCCTTCTCGGGGCAGGAGCAGCACTAGGGCGCGAATCATTGACGCGTTGTGGCTTTCCAAACATGAACTGATCAGTATTAATCTCATGATGGTAAGGAAGCATGAACATGTCACTGCCCATTGAGAACCAAATGAGGTTATCTGTTGCACGCATCACCCTCAATGGCTTTGACGTACGTCCCATCATTTCCATTTGAATTCGGGCAAGTTCCGGTGCAGACAAATCACGCGCCAGACCTTCACTGAAAATGTCTTCGTCTTCGTATTCTGGTTTTGTTTCTTGCCGCCGAAGCGGAACGGTGAACGACATGTCATCATTGTCGCCATTCATGCAGTCGCACTTGCCCTCAATACCATCAAGGAAGTGTTCGCAGTAATCATCAAGCGATTTACCCTTCAACCTGTCGTAACGGTCAAGGAGACGACGACCCTTTTCTGCCAGTTTGCTAGCATCTCCCACATCTTGAGGAACTGGCTCACCCCATGCTGCTGCGGAAAGAGCAAGTCGCGTGGAACGTCCTTTCCCATCTTTCATCGGACCGGATGGATTGGTGAAGAATCTGGTAAGGAACGAACCCTTGCGCCGCATTTTTTCTGGGGTGTCCGCTGGTCCCTTTACTCCGGGTTTAAGGTTTGCGCCCTCTGTCCGTTCGTAGAATTTGCGTCCAGCGGCAGTGAGGCCACCATCGGGGTCTTTGAGGGGTGCGTCTGCTGCCTTGATGGAAATTGTTCCAGTGAGTTGATTTGCGCCGTGGAGAACTGGGGATACTTCATACAGTTCCACTTCGCTTAGAACATTTGCTTGACGAGTTGTATCGAAGGTTGCGTTGAGGGTTTTATAACCAATGGACCATTCTTGTTCTTCACCGTAAAACGAAATATTGGAAAATGCCTCTCGGCCCTTCTCTGCGTTAAGGTTGAATTGAACTTTTGCGTATAGGCCACCGATACCGGCACGGCGCATCTTGTCTGGGAGGCGGGGGTCGTTGGGGCCGACTTCGTAAATTTCTAGAACCTTTCCGATTGGATCGTTCCAGTTGTGACCCCATACGACGCGTGGCTTGCGACGCTTCAGGGTTTCAGTAAATGCACCATGAATGATTATGTCGCCAACAGAATCTTTGTTTCCGATTCCCGCTACGAAGCATTCAACGATTCCCTGTGCTTTATCAAGGGAAATCTGCCCGGAAATGGACTTTAGTTCGATACCAGTGAATGGCGTATTGGACATTTGCACTCCTTGCGACAGTTCAATGATAATTGATTACTATGCGCTAGGCAGTAACTATTCAACACAAATCACACAATATCAGTATATTAATATCAGTATATTATATGGCGGCAATCCAAGCACGTCTTGCTTCCGGGATGGAAACATTTTGTTTTGATTTTGCCATTAATTGTGTAAAATGACTGATTATTCCGCTGTGAAGCAAAGTGGAACGATGTTCCTCACTTTTTGCTGTCATTGCTAGTTTGATTTCGCTTAAAATTACTTCCCTCGTAGATGCATTGATTTCTTTGATACGTATCATCTGAGAATTTATTTGAGTTATCGCATCTTCCGCAAGTGGTGCAACATAGTTTGCGGACTTTGATGACACCATAACTGACTCTCGTAGAATGGAGTTCAATACTGGGCGAATATCTTCTTCGATCTGTTTATCCCACACGTCAATCGCCATGATTGAATCAACATCCAACATTCCGTCAGCAAGCAATTTTTTACATTTTTGACCATTTGCTTTTTCCAGAATAACTCGTTGCTGACGTTCAAATAACCGTTCCAAACTGCGATCAAGTATTTCGGTCCACCGATCCAGATCCTCATTGCTGATACCGGTCTTAAATTGCATGTAAGCGGCCGAATCAGATAATTGTCCCTCAGGGATGGGGGCAGCAGTATTGGCCACAGCGCCTGCTTCAGCGGTCATCGCTCCCTGCATTGTGGTCATATCCGGGGGTACTGGAGCGCCCGTTGGGGGCATCCCTTCTGGGCCGGGAGGCATACCGGGCATACCGGGTGGCATACCGGGGACTCCGGGCATCCCCGGAACCTGAGCATTTGGCTGCTCCATCTCTTTCTCAGTATTAGCAATTGGTGTCAAGTTGGGATTCTGCAACAGTGAATCGGCAAGATCGGATTTGACCGTCTTGCGCCCTGTTGCATCACGATATTCGTTGGCACTAATCAGACCCGTTTGAAATTCTTGAAGAACGTAACGATGCCGTTCTTGGCGATAAATCACCAAACTGGGAACATCGGCAACATCAAAATCGACATAATACTTTTCATCAAGTTCATCCAATGCCCTAGCAATTGGTTCAAGATGGGGCATCATGGTTTCACTCCAGAACACCCGAATTTCCTCACCCGCATTAGAAAATGTCCTACCAGATGCATTACCAATTACTGATTCTGGAACACCAAACGATGCAAGAATTTCTTCTTTTGTAATTTGACGCATCTGGATATATGCTGCATCGCGAGGATTTGACGATGTGTCAACAAAATCAACACCATCGTCAGAAGAAATAACCGTCGTAGAGCCTACGCGCCCAAGGTTTCCCCTAAAACGACTACGGAGTTCATTCTTATCGTCATCGTCCATTTCGCCACGAACAACGAGCAAACCACCCGGACGACCATCGTTGAGCAGGAAGTTGCGGTTATAAATCTTTGCAAGATTCTCAATTTCAATGGCAACTCCCGCCGCTTCCATTGGAGTCATTGAAAGATAAGGATCAAGGGGGTGAGCACGCCGTACCCACACTACGTCTTGTGGCTTCATGATGATTTTGTCGCCATTTGGCATTAATACTTCATATCCTGAAACGAATGTTTTGGGATCAGGAATCGGGGCTGTTGATTGTGGTGGAAGGAGATTGAGGCCGATTATTCGCCCATCTCGCCCACGAATTTTTTCAATGAAAGCACCTCGGGTGCTCATCAGTAGTTGCGATGACAATCGATATCTGAAAATGAAAGAGTTTTCGCCAATATTTGATTTTGAGTTCAAGATTGGCAAAAATGAGTTTTTTATTTCAGATTTAGATTTCACAATTTCCCCATCGGGGGCATTGTCTTTTCTGAGAATTATTGGAAGTCTTGCTTGGTTTCCCGCGATGGCGTCAATGCAACGGGCCACCCATGTGACTTTTTGAACACCTTCACGGTATGCTCGTTCAATATCCCAAGGGTCGCGATAGGCCCTGCCAGCGTAATTGGCATTTTGGGCAATCGGTGCCCCCGGTCCAATAGCAGCCTTGGTCTGATCCCCCGTAAGGGATTTTTTCTCAATAGAGTTCCATGCCATATTTATTCAAGACCTAGCAAAAATCCGAATAGGCCACATGTTACTCCCGCAACAATGAAGCCTATTTCTGGGGAAATCAGAGCAGCACCAACACTTGTAAATATTATAAATGATAGCATTAGAACGTTGGCCATAGATGCTCTCCTAAATAAAGACGCAATTTTTGCAAAAACTGACGACTTTTTTTCTTTCATGAAAACAACCAACCTTGAATGTCGATTAGAATGTAGACTCAGTTGAGAGGTAACCAATGAGTGACTGGGATTCTATACTCAAATTTCTTCAGCCCAAAGAACCATTGTTCTGTCCAGAGGAACCTTCTCTGACACAAAAAGTTTTTCTTCGCACGTATTCGCAGGAAGCACTTTTTGGTGGTGCTGCCGGTGGAGGCAAGAGTAGCGCATTATTGATGGCTGCACTACAATATATGGACGTTCCGGGCTACAATGCCATTCTTTTTCGTAGGACATATGCTGACCTTTCGCTGCCCGGCGCAATCATGGATCGCTTTCAAGCGTGGATGTCGAAATTTGACGATGTTCGCTGGAATGCCAATAATTACACAGCGGTCTTTCCGAGCGGAGCACGACTCTCATTTGGCTACCTGAATAATCAGCAAGATTACTTGCGCTACAAAGGTGCTGAGTTTCAGTTTATTGGTATGGACGAAGTGACGGAAATCCGAGAAAGCGATTATCGCTATCTATTCTCACGATTGCGTCGCCCTGCCAGTGGACCAGTTTCAAAAATTCCACTCCGAATGCGAGCGGCATCAAACCCCGCCCCCAATTGGGTTAGGCAACGATTCATCGTGGAGGGAACAGAATACAATCGCGTTTTTGTTCCCTCAATGCTTACGGACAACCCCGGAATTGATGCAGATTCATACCGTCAATCGCTTAGCGCCCTAGATCCCGTAGAAAGGCGTCGCTTGGAATTGGGTGATTGGTGGACAACTACGCTTGGCAGCATGTTTGACAGGGAATCCATTGTACTTGTTGACTCTAATGAAATTCCGATGCTCAGTTCATCTGCTCGCGCTGTTCGTTTTTGGGATCTTGCGGCAACCGAACCATCATCGACAAACGTTGATCCAGACTGGACAGTGGGAACACTAGTGCTCCTTGATCAAGGGATTTCTTATATTCTTGATGTGAAAAGGGCAAGAGTGAAAAGTGACAAGGTTGAAAAACTCATTGCCCAGACCGCATATGAAGATGGACCAACAGTCGCGGTTCGCATGGAACAGGAACCGGGATCATCGGGCAAGGCTCTCGTTGATCAGTATGCAAGATACGTTTTATCTGGTTACGATTTTCAGGGAATCCGCTCCACTGGTGATAAATTGACTCGCGCTCGGCCATTTTCTGCTGCTGTAGTCAATGGCAACGTAAGGGTAATGCGAGGTTCTTGGTTAACGGAGTGGCTGGATGAACTGTCCGCTTTCCCTGAATCCTGCAGTCATGACGATCAGGTGGACTCCGCTGTGGGAGCATTTTCATTCCTTACCGGACTTGGTATGCCACAAAGAAGAAGAGCCGCCATTATTGTCTGAACACAGGTTGTTATGGTTCCGTGTTCTGGATATGATGATTTCATGATGATAGTTATTGAATTCCATTATGGGACAAATCCAAATGACAGTTGACAAAACTGTTGACCTAGTCAAAGAATTTCGCCAGACTCTAATTATCTTGGATGAAGCAATAGGCAATCTCAACGCCTTAACTCCCAATGCGGAAGATCTGGCTGATCTTCTTGTTGAACTCAATCTTTACAAGCGTGACGTTGGCATCGTCTATGATTCACTTGCTCAAGTTATTACAACGGCCATGAGTAATGCTGGAATTATGAGTGCCCGAGATGGTGCTGAAATTGAATTGAAATTTGGCATGAACCGCACCGGATGGAAACATCGTGACTTGGCAGCAGATGTTGCACAAAAGATTTATCAGTCATGCGTAGACATGGATACCGGTGAAGTTATAGCATCACCGATGGACATGATGCAACAGATGATGAATTATTTGCAGCCGTCATATTGGAAAGTTGGCGAATTGTCAAAATTGGGACTTAATGTAGATAACTACTGCAAAGCCGAAGAAGCAAAACCATCGCTCATCGTACGAAAAGGAAACGCAGAATGAGTATCCTCAATCAACTTTCAGAACCATTTTCAGAAAAAGTTGAACGCACCCTTAGTAAAGGTGGAACAAAACTTACATACATTCCAGTAAGTGAAGTAATCACGCGCATGAACAAAGTAATCGGTGTTGATAAGTGGTCATCGCACGTAATTCGTGTTGAACGAGACTCACTTGATCCAGATTTCATTGTTGCTCATGTTCGTGTTACAGCAGAACTGGAAGGCCGCAACGTTGTCTCCAAGGACGGTTTCGGTGGCCAAAAGATCAAGAGAATGAAAAGTGGCGACATTGTTGATCTGGGAGATGAATACAAGGGCGCTGTCTCTGATGCTTTCAAAAAGGCTTGCCAAATGCTTGGTATCGGGCTTTACCTCGCCCGAAGCGAAGAAGCACTAGAAGAAGATATTGAACGAGATGACCCGAATAGCGAAATCAAAGAACTATGGGATAACTTCGTTTCACTATCCAAAACGTTGACCAAAAGTCAGAAAAATGATCTATCGGCGTTCTGGACCTCATACTCCGGTGGTCGTCCTAAGCCAACTCTGGAAACCGCAAGTGAAGATGATCTAATCACTCTCATCCAACAGGTT